CCATAGTAAGATTTAACTACATCAAGATCCTTGACTTTATCCTTTCGGAGCCAGGGAGAAAATCTCTTCCTTTTCCTCACACTATTTAGATAAAACTGATACTGCATGTCTTTATCCATGTAGTGAGCCATGTTCATCTCATTTGCATAAAGAACAGTATCAATGTGACCAGACATGCACTTATTGATGATGAATGGTGCATACTCCTTCTTTGCAGCAGGATCTTCTTCCATAAGATCCTTTTTGTTTAAGTTAATCGAGTTCAACCAATCTTTAAGTTCCATCACCGAATAATGTCAATGTCCATGTCTTTGGTCCAAACCTCAAGTTCAGTACGAAGATTACCTTCAGACTTAAGTTTAGCGTATCGTTTTGCGGCCATCTTCTTCCACTTTGCAACTACGTTCTCCATGTAGAACTTGTCAAAGTTTTGAGGATTCTCCACCAGTTCAGTGTCCTCACCCAGAAGTACCTCACGGGTGTTTGCAAAACCATAGTCTGAGAAATAAGTGCGTTTCTTCTCAGTCAGTGCAGTTGCACTTGAAATTGCATCTACAAACTCCTTCAATTTGTCACCAGAAAGAGACTTCTTGATGATTGCAATCATCTTCTGTTGGGTCTTCAACTTGCGACTGGAGGCATCGGCCTTCACAAGAGACTCACCTTCATTGCGTTCAACAAACCACTTGTTCAGATCTTTGAAGATGTGGTCATGGAGAAGGGGAGTGAAGTTACTGTCGGTAAGACCTTTGTATCTCATGATGGGTTTCAAACCATCATACTGAGATGCACTCTTGGTAGAACCATAGAGTGAAGTAGTCTCAAAGTGACAGATGTTTGCATCATACTTAGAGTTCAGAATCTCCCTGACCTCATGTGTGCAACAGAGCATCGCAAGCAACTTACCACCCAGGTAATTGTAGCCAAAAGGCTGCGTAGGTACGATAATAAAACCCATGATCGCATGTCTGTTGAAGATGTTGAGATCAGGAGTCGTACCAAGCCATTCATTGCGAGGTCTAGAATTAATTGTAGGGGAGCCAAACCTACAGAAACCAAGAATCGTATTGGTGTTCTTCTCAACGACCATCCACTTGAGTGATTTACCAGGAACTGAATCCTCGATCGCGTGTGATGTGGTGATCTGTAGTTTCTCATTGAACTCCTTCACTGATCGAATACCAGAGACCCGACCAGAGACTTTCTTTAGATCTTTGGCTTCATAACAAACAATATCCATATCTTCAGGATGCATGTCAAATGCAGTAAACATCCCATGAGTATCCTCTTCCTCATAGAACTGAGAAAGAGGACTGCGATTGAGAACTCTCTCAATCTTTACATTACGAAGATACTCATCAATACGATCCATATTAGAAAAGTAATTGATGAACTTATCTGCGGCATAAACCGCATCACTTTCTATTAATTGCATATTAAAGAATCAATCTTTTTTCTTCTGGAAGTTCCAGTTTACTTCCAAACAACTGATTGTATTTAGCCACTACATCACGTTCTACATTTACCATGTAGATAATGAATTTTCTTTGGATATTAATCTCTGGTTCATCCTTACTAATTACAGTGGCCCATGGAGCAAATCCAACACCATTACCATTTGGCAAAACAACCAAACTGTTCTTGATAACTACCGAATCTTCGTTTTCAGAAACAAGTTCTGCAATGACTTCTTCACCAGTTGCGATACGAAATAGTTGTACATCAATCATTTAAAGTTACACTCCACCATAATTTCAGTTAACGCCGCCAGAAGGTTGATTTCTTGATCGGCCACAAATGCGATCTGATACTGATACTTAGCAATAATAAGCACGGCAGCAGCAAGAGAAGGGCCTTCCACGGCGCCGTTAAGAGCATCATAAACACGCCGAAGAAGTACACTAGGATCATTATCCAGATTGTTAACGACCCAACGTCGAACTTCTGCGAAGTCTTTTTCCTTAAGGTATTTAACAAGGTCATTTACTTTAACGTCAGAGAACTCTGCAAGGATTGCACTGTCAATTTTACCACCAACGGCATAACGTTGGCATTCATTTAGAACTCTTCGGAAATCAGGGAAATGTTTTGATACCAGTTCTGCAAGGACTTTTTGGTCCGACTCAATATTCTCCGTAACAAGGATCGATTGGAGACGCTTGAAGAATTGGGCTGCAAGGACTTGTCTGTGTTTTCCGTTGATTGAGAATTCAACGACTGCACATCGGGAGTGGAGTGGTTCAATGATCTTGTTTTTGTAGTTACAGGTGAAGATGAATCGACAGTTGTTATAAAATGTCTCAATATTCGCCCGTAGGAGGAGTTGTACGTCGTGGGTTGTGTTATCAGCCTCGTCAATAATAATGACTTTGTGTGCCGCGTCTGCAGAAAGAGAGACGGTCGAAGCAAAGTTCTTTGCGGTGTTTCTAACCGTGTCCAGAAATCGTCCTTCATCGGATCCATTAATGACAATATAGTCGGCCCCTAGTTCCTCACATAATGCGCGAGCAATAGTAGTTTTACCACAACCTGCGGGGCCAGCAAGAAGTAGGTTAGGGATCTCACCCGAGTTCAAGAAGTCTTGGAAAGTCTTCTTGGTAGTCTCAGGCAAGATGCAATCTTCAACAGTCTTGGGACGATACTTTTCGACCCAAAGGAAATCATTACGAGACATTAATTATCAAACGTAGGTGGAATCAGGCTCAAGAGCGATGTAATACTTGAGATCAGTGTTCTTGTTAGTGAACTCTGCAAGCAGTTTAGAAGAGATTACAACATCGTAAGTACCAGGAATGATCTTGATGTTCTCAACCTTGAAGTTGAAACAGAACTCATCATCAGTGTCACCAACCTCTTCACTGAATTCGTGAGAGGTATCGTTCTTTTTGTCACGAACAACCAGTTCAACCTTACCATTACGACCGATTGCAGACAGGTCAGGAACCTGATAGATTGCGGCGGCCTTGAGGAGTTTGTCCAACTGTTGAGTTGCAACAGTGAAACACACATCCTTAGAAGGGAGAGAGATCTCTTTCTCAGGAGGAGAAACGATCACACTGGGATCTGCAAAGAAGTATTTTGCACGACGACGACCATCACGGATAGTCAGATACGAATCTCCAAAGTCCAGATCAGGAGAATCATAGAGAGACAAACCAGAGAGGAACTGATTCAGATCATAGATCGCAAAGTCAGCCTCAAAGTCTTCCTCAACTTCGGCCTCTGCAAGGATGTTCTTCATCACAGAGATAGTCTTCAGTTTGTTACCCTTCTTGATCAGAATCGACTGATTGATCTGAGAAAAGTTCTTCAGGATGTTGGTGGTGTTACTAGAAAGTTTCATAGGTGTTTTTGGGTGCATTATGAAGACCAGAGAAGTGGTAGAGAAGGATACAATAGTGGATGGCTTTCAGAATGTCAAGTTTCGACTTACCATTCTTTTTACCAAATCGGGAGAGGTACTTGATCGCATTCGAGCGACAGAAGGCCTCTGCATCACCGATACTCTCAATCAAATCAAGAGTTTGAGTTTTGGATTCTTGGGAGGTGTAATGGGCACGGTAGGTTCCTGACAGGTAGTCACGAACCTCCTTCATAGTCAGATCTTCTTCATACTTCCAGAACCCATTAGTATTTTCTGGAAGTTCAATGTTTTTTCCAAGGGCTTCCATATCACTGTGTCCCCAAGGGGGCATGTTGTCTTCGTTCATACTTACCGAAAAAGTTGCAGATTCTTCTGGGTAGTAATGTTCTTCCCAGAATTTGTAGTAGTCATTGGGTTGAGAAACCATGGGGGTGTATTCAAAACCCCCATTAGCCTTCACCCACTCTAATTCTCGATCCATTTCATTATAAAAAGAGACCACAAAGTTATTGTACCACCTCTTCCTGTTTAACGTCAACGGTTTCGTCAACTTTGTCATACAGGTCAAGGAAGGCTTGTTTGGTTTCATCATCGAAACGATTCAGACAAACCTGAATGGCCTTCAACTTGTCATCGAAGATGTTGTAGGCCTGAACGATGTGAACCAAACGACGGGTGGAGATCACTTCATCCACACCACCATCATAGAAGGTCTTGCGAATGATATCAGCCCAGTCAGCAAGACGTTTGCAGAAATCAATGTCAGAACAGATGTTGTTCAGAATCTTGACCTCAGTTGCAGATGAAGGATAGGACTGTTCGAAAGTGATCGGGAAACGCTCAAGGAAAGCTTCGTTGAGAACGTTAGTTCCGATGAAACGGCCATCATCAGAACCCTTACCCTTGGTGTTTGCGGTTGCAATCACATTGAAACCAGGGGTAGGTTGAACATAACGACCGATCTTCTTGAGGAACACACCCTTACCCTCAAGAATAGATTGGAGACACAGAATCTTGTTCGATGCAAGATCAATCTCATCTAGAAGCAGCACTGCTCCACGTTGAAGAGCCTCCACGACGGGTCCATTATGCCAGGCAGTTTCGCCATTAACAAGACGAAAACCACCAATAAGATCATCCTCGTCAGTCTCAATGGTGATATTGACGCGAATCAACTCCCTATTTAGTTGAGCGCAAGCTTGTTCAACACCGAACGTCTTACCATTACCCGAAAGACCCGTAATGAACGCAGGATAGAAAAGACGGGACTGAATAATCTTTTTAAGATCCAAAAAGTTACCAAACTTGACGAAGGAATCATCTTTTGTCGGAATGAGATTTTGTTCGATAGGAGGAACCACCGTAGGAGCAGCGGCAGACTTTTCAAGTTGTTGACGGGCCTCTTGAATAGTGAGGTCCCAAGTTCCACGTTTGACTTTGTACTGTTCCAGTTTCTTGGTGACAGTGGGGTACGAAATACCATTCATCGCACAGTAAGCGCGAACGTCGGCTGCAGTGAGTTTTTCACCGTAGGCATCTTTCAGTGCATCGACGATGGCAGTGGTCATTGGATTTCCTCCTTTGTGTATGTATACACTATACATGAAAAAACCCCCCTTGCGGGGGGTTG